GCATCGGATTCAACCCTGCTCCAATCATGTCAGAACGCGCCCTCTGATAGGCTGTATTAGACATACGTTCTTGGAACGCCATCTGCTCGCGTGCATTAGATTGCGCCATCGCATTACTTGATGCTGTATTCGCTGCAGACCCGGCGTTACCAATCACGCCTCCCAAAATCCCTAAACCACCGCCTATCAAAATGGCGTCGTCAATCCCAAACACCATAAAACCTCCTAGAAATGATCGATCAAACCAGGAACGGAATAAGTCGGCATCGGACGGGCACACTTCAAATCAAAATACGCATCCAGCAAAAATTCCGGCTGAGTAGGAACCGCTATAACGCGTGACACTGGAGGATTCTCCACAATAAACGCGTTATTCAAAACCGGTAAAGCTGAAAATTCCTGAGCCAAATGCCAAATATCAAGGGGAGTAGCGTAAGTAGAACGAAACTGACCAGTGATAGTAGATTGCTTATAACGATACTCAGCGAACCTCTCTTGGTACCCAAAAACCAAATCATCGTTCGCATTGTTCTGCGCATAAATCTCCTTGTTCAAAACAGCCTGTTCCCCAAGATGGGAAAGAGCAGGCCAATAAAAATCCCAGCGGGTACGCCGTGAAAACATCCGCGGCAAACCCTGCTGATAATTCAAATCCGCTCGCACATTAATCAATCCAATCAAAATGCAGTGCTCCGTAAAAGACTTCGAGAAACCGTTATTCGAGTGCGAAAACGTACCAAACCCAGCCAGGCCACCTTGAGGTGATGTAGCATCTGTAGAGCCTGTCTTCGGTATTGGTGTAATCGTAATCGGGGCAGATCCACCCCCCAGGTATTCAGGGCGTTGGAGCCGTGCGTCAGGAGATGTAACTCCGAAATGACTCCTGACTATTTCGGTATACCTTGTGCCCCCTCGCGCATCTCTCTCGTACAGCTTTTGTATCTGAAAAGCCTGTCTTAACGAGTTGATAGTCGCTGCGGTAGCACTTGACAAATCCGTATACAAAGTCCCGTTCGGATCGAACGTTAGCGGGTTATTCACCGCATCAATCGTCAAAGCGCTTCCGGCTTGCACCGCCATAGCGCCCGCAACACCACCGGTCTGCGTTCCCTGAATAAACGCAGTCCAACCAGGCGTGGCACTAGCAGTACGAAGAACAGGAGCAGTCGCCCCTAGCGGAATAGTTACCGCTGTACCCTTTTGCGGCCATGGCAAACACGATGTAAAATAGTCGTGCCGTTTGCCTCGCCGCAATAAAACATAATCCGTGGAAGAATCAGGGCCATCATCCTTGTCCACAACCACAGAATCTTGAAGATTCTGGTCCCTAAACCAAGCGTTATACACCGCGTTATACGCGCGGTGCCAAAAACTAGAATGCTGTAAACCGGGAATCCCTGTAGGTATGCCCATATAGTCCGACAGCGACCCCACTACATGCCCCGTCCCGGCTGGTGCCGTCATCACCGGGGCCAAAAATACAGTACTGTCGCCTGGGTCTATCTGTTCGCCATTAAACTTCTGGAAGTTATCCCAGATCAAACGAACAGGAACCGCAAAGAAAAACGTATCACAATACAGATTATCCATAATCGGGACAATCGGAGTCGCCAAACGGGCGAACGTAGTCACATGACAATTGAAGGTGTCCCCTGGTAGTGCCTCGTCCACAAAAAACGGAACCAAATACCCTGAATTAAAAGTCGTCTTAAAGCCGTGAGACCGGTTAAAACTAGATCGGGGAATATCCGCCTGAGGAACCTTAGAAAAATCGTGCTTCATTACAGAAGGCAACTTACCAGAGGATGCACCAAACATATTAAATCTCCTTCGCCTTGTCGGCATTTACCAAATTCACATTCGGCTTACTCTTGAACTCAAGAGCAGTCCCCAAACACACTTTTGCGACGTGCGGAATAACATTACCGTTATTATCATCGAAATCCGCCACTTCGAAAAGTGAAAAATCCGTCGGGAACTTGCAAAACTGAGACTGCTCATCGTTCACGACCGCCGCCCAGGAGCGTAAAGCCTCCCCTCGGCTCCGCATACAAAACGGGTTAAGCCACAAATCTGCCTTAGAATCATAAACCGTAAAAACCTTACTCGTCATTTTCATATCCTCGCTTTAGTAGTTTAAAACGGAGCGATTGGTGCTCCTCACGCACAGAAAGCCTAGATTCCGGCTCCCTCGCCGAAGTTAAAAGACCTTCACGCTTACGTTTGAATTTCACCTTCAACCAATCTGAAGGATATGTCAATTCAAAATAGCGTGAATAATATTTCGGTGGCCTCATCTCTTTACCTCGTAGCACCACTGAATCCACCGGGAAAACGTCGCCAGTAAATTGCTGGATCCAACCCGCACCAATACCAGGACGGCGAGACATAGTCGTATACTCGGGCCGGCGGCCACCATAATAATCCATCGCAGAAGGCCAATACCGGCCCTTCTCATCTGTGTGCGCCACTTCGTTAGTAATCTTCTTAGTAACATATCGCGCCACGTAAGCAGCGCTCTCAAATGTAAGAGCACCCACAGTGCTAAAACCAGCGGTCCAAAGACCTTCCAAATCGTCGGATCGATAAAGTTTAACACCTCTCTCCTCCTTCCATAAAACCTTGTCATCAAAATCAAAGTTGAACACGCAAGCGTGATAATGAGGGCGAGCAAACTTCTCGCCATACTCCCCACAGTGAAAAAAACGGATACCAGAACCAAATTTAAAACGCAGTCGCTTCATGAAACACTGGAAATCATCCAAACACAGAGAACCATCCTTAGGTAAATGACTATCGTCATAAGTCAAGGTAATAAAACAATTCCGCTCGTGCAAACTCGCCTCGTGCACACACCGAACAGCCCACTGTCTAGAGCGCTCTAGACGACAGCCGATGCACTGTCCACACGGCAAATCCACGGGCATGTCCACAAACCCGTCGCGAGCATTGAAAACAATCCCTCGTTTTCCGGACTCGTTGCAAACACGAGCCCGATACCCTTTCAAGGGTCGGTAACATGCCATACATTCTCCCGCGACGGTTAATGAATCTAGAGGCGAATTCCGCCGCGCATAGGCGCTGCCACACCATTTCGCCCGTTCACTTTTTGCGCTGTTTTAGTAAACAGCCGCTTCGAATGTTTTTTGCCTAAAGCAAAACGCTTCTTCATCGTTCACTCCTCCAATTCATCAGGGCTTGAATTATCCCTCGTAATACACTCTCGCCCTGATTCCCAGGAATAGCATCAAGAATGATGACCACAAAATTCAGGGCAGAAATTGCAACCCCAACCCAAAGACTGACAGCACCCATAAAAAGCTCCTCCTAAATACATGTTAATACCAAATCCAAGCTACGTCGACCCCTTCGGCGGTCACTTCGCGCACCGGGTAAACCCGGATGTTCGGAGAGACATATAAAACAACTCAAGAACTAAATCCCTCAGTAACGCGGAGCAGTGCTGTCAGTCAGCACAGTTACATCAAGTGATGTACTGTGCTGACGGACGGCGTCACGCCGCCTACTTCGCCTAAACGGGCTTAGTCTCCGACGAAGCCGGTTGACTAATTGCGGGGACCGCTGGCGAGGGGGGTGAAACCTTATCGGGTTTCGGAACGGCCATACCTAAGCGAATCATCTCTTCGCGATTCGCGGGATCATTAACGAACTCAAGCATACGAGTCGGATCATTAGCAAAACGATCGCGGACCTTCGCATCCAGAGCATCAAATTGAGCGCGCGCCATAGCTACTAGGTCAAGCGACTCCTGATAACTCGGAACGTCGCTAAAATCTCCATAGCGCGCATCTTTCTTAATCAGCTCAGGTAATACACCGCTTCTCTCAAACCGACTCAAAATCACGTTAATATCGCAAGACTCTTTATCGGCCTGGCGAGTCTGCCCGGGATCAAACACCATCTCCTTCGTCACAGGATCAAAACGCCTACAATCCACAACCACCTTCTCAACGACTCCGTCAAATTCATGTCGAATATCCATAGATCTCCTTAATCGACCGCTTCACCCATGCGGCCACCCATTGGTTTAGTTAAATACTCTCGGGCGTTCCTAACGCCCCGCCTCGCTTTTCCAATAGCGCCCTTCACAGGCCCCTTGAAAATCTTCACAATGTCAGACGCGTTCGACGCCGTACCACTTTCACGTGCAAGACGGCTCATCACTGCATCGTACTTCGCCGCTTTAGCATCATATTCACCCGTCGCTATACGCGCTGGGGCCTCCGCAGCTGCAACATTCGCATTGATACCTGCCGTCCTAGCATTAGCCGCCTCTTTCATCGCCACGGCCTCCTGCGTGCGTTTACTGGCCTCTTTAAGGCCAACGTCAGCGTCCAACCCCCGGATCTCATTCTTCAGCCGTTTAGAATCAAACGCTGACGCGACCCCCTTGGAC